GTCGATGGAGAAGTTCATCCAATTCCTTAACTTCGTTTCATTTAAGCACCATGTCAGTTTTGACAAGTTATCGGCTGATTTTCAGGAGTTTGCTAAAGAAGAGAAAGAGACGCTTCAGAAGACGAATATTTATGATGAGTATAAGACTTTCCTAGATAAGCATGAAGATGACTTGGATACTGAATTCAACGAGAAGCATAACTTCCAGACGTCCGTACGTGGATTGAAGATCCGCGGTGTATTTGGTTCACAAAAGGAGGCAGAGTTGCGTTGCCAGATGTTGCGCGAGGTGGATCCAAATCACGATGTCTTCGTCGGTCCTGTTGGATTGTGGGTTCCATTTCACCCTGATGCATACAAGACTGGGCGTGTTGAGTATATGGAGGAGACGTTGAACCAGTTGATGGCGGAGAAGAAGAAGAACGAGGAGCAAGCAAAGACCGAGTTTGAGAAGCGTGTCAAGGACACGAAGACAAAGGCAATTCAGGAGAATATGAAGCTGGCCAAGGAAAGTGGAAATAAGCTTACGCAGATGTTGGCAAAGGATGGTGAGACGTTGGTGGATGCTAAACCACGTGATGATGCAAAGGGTGCGAACGAGGGTGCGAGCGAGGGTGTCGGCGGCGGTATTTGGAACGCAGGCGATGAGACGGCTTCTGTTACCATGACTGTGGATGAGATGCGCAAGGAGCTGTTCGAGGGCGATGATGTCGTGATGGATAAGAATAGCGATCACGGGTTGTCACGGTTCACGAGTGCGGGCGCGGAGGCGAAGGACGTTGATTAGTATTTGAATTAGTTCACTAAGAACAAACAATATATTATTACTGTGTAGTTACACTACGCTGACTGCGCAACACAGTAATAATAATCGTTGAAGACTGTTTTGTCTTTGACACTTCGACTCATTTTGGCGGCGCTGACTTGTCGGATGTGTTGAATCGGATAAACAGGAGGTTAATGTTGCTTTTATAATTTAAAAGCGGAATTATGAAATCGATGATTAAATTACGTTTGCTTTCATAAATCAAAAGCAAGAATTATGATTAAAATGCTAATTTCGGCAAACCGCTTTGGGATAGACCAAAGCGGTTTCTATTGAATGCTAATTTCCGAAAGTTGATCTCGCCATCCCGAGAGCAACTTTCCATCACCACTTGCTCTTCTTCACATTTATCTTCGGTCCCTTGCCACTTTTCGCAGCACTAGGGTCATAAGACTGCTCTCCTTCGTCGTCAGAACCGAGATTTTTCGATATTTCCCAGAATTCCTTACTGCCCAGCTTGAACGGCCCGTGCTGTTGTGCCTTATACCAGAAGATTTGGTCTTGTAATTTGTTGGATTTCGCGTTGTTATTGATGACGAGACACTCATAATTCTCAGTACACTGGTCCATGACCTGACAAAAGCTCTCAAAAGTGGGGAACATACCCGCATAATTGTCGTAGATTCGCTTACGATTCGCAATATATGGCTCGCGGAGAATAAAAACGTAGTCGATATTGGTGCGGAGATTTGGAGGGATACCCAATGGATATTGCATTGTGATGACTAACATGATCTTCCAATGACGGCCATTCATGAAGAGGAGACGCATCATCACGTCCTTCGTCCATTTGTTATCATACAAGCAGTCATCCAAAACGACAAACGTTCGCGGATCGATCGACGACTTTTTATACGTATCCATTTCCTTTTTGACCTGTTTTAACACTGCTTTTTGCCTCTTGAGAATATTCTCAATGATGGCGGTATTATACGCATCATGGATGAATAACTTCGGCACATGTGCAGCGAAAAACCCGTTGCCGGCCTCTGTTCCGGAGATAACGGTTCCAATGGGAATATCTTGGTGATGAAACATGAGGTCTTGAACGAGGAAACTTTTACCAGTGTCACGCCGTCCAATGAGAACGATCACAGGCCCCTTATTTTCATCTGGACGAAAACTGATGGCTTTCATCTCGAATTTTGCGAGTTCTAAATTCATATTGGTTAATGTTTCAATACACCCGATGATACAAATGATATATATTTTTTTACGATGTTTTACACGAAATGTCCGCCCGTTTAAAATCAATATAAAACTTCTATTGAACAATCATATTATTACTGTGTTTTAGGAAAATAATGACAACTGCCTTTCAACTTCACTACCGAAAACATAAATATACTCCAGAGAGTATTGATTCAGCATTATTGTATGATATTCAAAATTATATTCCGATTTATCGGCGATTTTTTGATATTAACGAATCCAACTACAACGGGATTCAATTGAATCAAAGGTATTATTTACAGAATATCATAGAACATTCTACACAAATTATGGATAATAACACAGAACATAACCATCAAGATATCCGCTCCAATCATACTTCGCTAAATCATTTAGAAACGGTGATTGGAGACGACCTAGGAAATACTACGAATGTTCCGATGTTCGTGAAGTACTCTCCGCTATTGGATCCGATCCGCTATTTATCTGGAAAATACGAGTCGTCGTCGTCGTCGTCGTCCGCGTCGGAGTCGTATACGACAAGTCAATACGCATGCACGCTCCCTAAATACAATTCAACCGCCGAAAACTGTGAAGATAAGATGTTGAATACGAATAATTCATCATATGTAGACGGATTTTTCTCCTACTTGACAAGCCGCGCACTTCATACGCATGGTGTTGTTCATGGTCTTGATTATTATGGAAGCTATCTTTGCAAACAACGCGAATTTTCCACGAATGTATTTGATGATATTGATTATTTGGCGGATTGTTCTTTTTTCAATACATACGAAAACCAGCTTTTCACGATAGATTATTCGCAGTTTGATGATGATGCATCAACTATGAGTGGGAATAAATTAATGAAACTTCGAAATAAGCTGCAGCCGGTAATGAATAGCGGGAATAACGCCGATGATTATTTATTGTCGGATAGCTACTTCAGTAAAAAGGACCGTATCGATATTCTTGAACATGTTTCCGGCTGCGACGCCGCAGAAATTTCTTCCAATGTCGATGCGAATACAACATTACCGCCGCCTGTCACCACTGATGATAGCGTACTTGAAATAAATATAGATGATTTTGATATTCAAAGCGAACATCAAGAACACGCGGCTGTACTGCAACCAAAAAAGAATACCAGGGATTATCATGACGATGATACTAGTGATAGTGATACATCGCAGTCGAATTCTTCTTATACGACGATGGAAGAGGACCGCGAGGACGGCGAGGACGGCGAGGACGGCGATGACGACGAGGACGGCGATGACGACGAGGACGGCGATGACGACGAGGACCGACCAGAAAGTGATGACCATTCTTCGGACAATTCCGATGATGACTATAGCGATGATGAACAAATCATCGTAAAAATCAAAGATTTTCCAATACAGGCTATTTTACTCGAAAAGTGTGTTAGCACACTCGACAACATTATGATGAGGGATGAACTCACAAACGAAGAATGGACGTCTCTGTTGTTCCAGGTGATTATGACACTAGTTATTTATCAGAAAATGTTCGCATTTACACATAACGATCTGCACACAAACAATATTATGTTTATCGAAACCACCGAAGAGTTCATTTATTATATGTATGAGGGCCAATATTACAAGGTTCCCACATATGGCCGCATTTTTAAACTCATCGATTTCGGTCGTGCGATCTATAAATTCCGAGGTGAGCTTATATGTAGCGACAGTTTCCACCCCAAAGGTGATGCCGCGACGCAATACAACTTCCCGCCATATTATAATCCAGATAAGCCCACCGTGGAACCGAATTACAGTTTTGATTTGTGTCGTTTCGCATGTGCGCTTTTCGACTATTTTATTTATGACATAAACAAGGTAGAAAAATTGAGTAAATCCGACCCTATTATTCGTTTGGTAGTGAAATGGACGATGGACGACAAAGGGCGCAACATACTGTATAAATCGAATGGTGCAGAGAGATATCCTGATTTTAAGTTATATAAGATGATTTCAAGGTCTGTTCATAATCACATCCCTTCTGCTGAGATACACAATCCGCTATTTGACGGATATAAAATCACAATAAAAAAGTACAAGAAGCATGCAGCATTAGCGGCGAAGTTCTTGAAGGCGGGGCGAAATACGCAGATTCTTATAAATGTAGATACATTACCCTGTTATTCTGAAGGTATATAAACCCGTTTTATTAGGCCGATGATTCGCGGCGGCTGTTCAGAAACCTCTCCCGGTGTGCAGGAAGTCCATTCTTCGCGATGAACTCGATATTCCGCATCGTCCAACCCATGCTTGAGCCAGAATGCCCAGTCTCCATATTGTTGCCAACTAGTGTAACGATTCGGTCGTCGCCATAGCTGAACTGGAAACCGCGGTCGGCAGGCGGACTGTATTTTGAGAGATATTCCCATACGTTGGTTTCCTTATTTTTGATATCTGGCATTTCGCCGACACGAATGATTGAACGCATTCCATCTCTTATCATATCTTCAGACCATTTGTCATTCAAATACGAGAGATCACAATCTCTCACTTCATCAAGTGTGAGAGGCCAGTATCCAACTTCACGATGAACAGAACCGGTGGCAGAAGCAGAAGCAGAAGTAGTCATTAGACGAATGAATGAACGAATGAACGAGTCTTGGTTTAATATAAACATAATGATTCAATTTTTTATGTTTATACTGGCTAATTATTGTGTAGTTAGTGAAATAAGTGTTTGAATAGTTGTTCACGCAGATGAGACAACCTTTTCGAATTCGATTTTCTTGAATACGTCTTTGTCTACCTTGTTTTTCAACTCGGTCTGTTCGCTTATTCTTGCTTGTGTGATGACGATTTTTATGGGTGACGCTGGTTGTAACTGTTCGCAAAGACTCACGACAAACCCGACGGCAAGAGTAGTTCCGGTTGTATTTGATGTTATTGTGATTTGAAGAACCGTACTACCGTTATACCATTCTTCACCCCATAACCATTCGAGAATGAATCGTATAACTTTTGCGCAACTTGGAGTAGTCATTTGACCTATACCAGATTGATTCGGTTGTATCACGATGTTTTTGACTCTGTCACGTCGTAACTGGGTGGATAACATTTTTAGTCTATCTTCTAACTTTATATGTGAACAAAACACTTTGTCACAAATGTTTACGTTGTAGGTGTCGCTTACACTAGTAATATGTAGTACTTCGGTATTGAAGTCGTAAAGATCTCCATACGCTTGTGACATCTTGGGCATCCATACTGTTGATCGAAACGAATACAGTTTATCTATATCAGATTTGACGCGTGTCATTCTCCATGTCATACGATTCATTTCCTTCATTTTCTCCTCCAAACCGGCTAATCTCTCTTTCGTTTCCCGTAGTTCGTCTCTCAATTCGTCAATTTCAGCCCGATTGTCTTCAACAAGTGGTGGAGCACTAACCTGATGCGGTGGAGGAGGAGGAGGAGGAGGTTCAACACGCTCAAATACAATTTTCCCGTTTTCAACCTTCATTATTCCATAGCAGCATTCGAAATCTAACAGGGTTGATAATATTCTGCACGACATTCGCGTTGATTTGATTAATATAACATCGTAATAATATCGTAATAATCATTCAATTTTTTACACCTGTGTCCGGGCTATCTTGTCCAATATCACACCAACGACGACACCAAGCGATAAGCTCCCTGACATGAATCCTACGATTGCGGTGATCACCGTAATTACCCATCGCCGATCAAATGACTGTGGTTTGAATAAACTATCCCAGTCGCCCGTTTTATATACAACGAGTAACATGACTCCGACCACCGCCGCAATCGGGATTTCGTTGATGGCGCGACCAAAGAAGAGACATATCACGATAAACAGTACACTAGTTATTACGGATGAAAACTGGGTTTTTGCACCGTTGGCTAAATTCAGCTTGCTCTGCCCGACCAATACACACCCACCAAAACCGCCGGTGAGCCCAGTAGCGATATTCGCAATACCTTGAACAAGACTCTCACGAAATGAATCACCCTTCACGCCCAACGCAGCTTCAGTATCCCTCACCATAATCAGCGACTCTAACAACCCGGTGAATGCCATCGCCGCCGAAAACGGCAATATTTTCAGAAGACTGTCCGCGTCGTATTTTATTTTACTAGATGACACAGAATCCAGCGATATAAGAGAAGGCAGTCCCGACTTTATCTCTCCAACATCTTTCACACGATCTATATTGTAGTATTTCGTAAAAATGTAGATAAACGCGGTGATCGCAAACATAGAAATGAGACCTCCAGGAATATGAATTTGCTGGTCTTTACTATGCGTTATTGTAATGACGCCGAAAAACGCAACGAGCGTGCTTACAACAGTAAATAGAGTAGTATTCGCCATTTTCAGCCCGGTCAACCATTTATGGTCCTTGTCTTTGAAATTATCCAATTGATGAACCGCGATAAGACCGGCCAACGCAATCAAGAACCCCGACATGATATGTTTTGGGACATAAGCTACATATTTGTACAATCCGGTGAGAGATGCTAAAATCTGGATGAACCCGCCAATAATGACCGTTGGGACTATGTATTCTTTTCCGACTAATGTTCCAACACCTGCGATAGATGTAGCCACTGCTGCAGTTGAACCCGAAATCATCGTCGGCATTCCTCCGAATAATGATGTGATGAGAGACATCACCATAGTATTTTGAATTCCAACATTCGGCGCCAAACCCATAATAAATGCAAACGCGATGGATTCAGGAATCAATAAGAGCGCAATCGTGAGACCCGAGAGAAACTCGTTAATGATCTGCGTAGCTGGCACAGAGGACACATTCATTATCTAATATAAACAAATAACCTGTTATAATATATTGGTATTGTATATATTGGTATTGTATATATATAATGGATAAGTCTCGCGACACCATCACCATCGACGGTACGACATACGACATCACCGACTTCAAACACCCCGGTGGTAATATTATCAATTATGCAAAGAATACACCCGACGCGACCGAGATATTTAACGAGTTTCATCATCGGTCATCTAAGGCGAAAAGTGTGCTCCGGTCATTACCGCATTATAACGACGGCCCTGAGCCCGTTCCGCAGCAACCCGCGGCAAATATCCCGTTAACCGCACGCCAGCAAGAAATGACGGCGGATTTCCGAGAGATGCGAACAAACCTAGTGAATCATGGATGTTTTGAACCGGATTATATCCATGTTTATTTCCGTATGCTAGAACTCGCATTTTATTTCGGAATGGGAACGTGGCTGGCGTCTTATAACATATACGCGTCTCTTATCTCGTTCATCGCATTTAAGACCCGCTGTGGTTGGGTGCAACACGAATGCGGACATCTTAGTTTCACCGGAATCCGGGCGATTGACCGCGCGATTCAAACATTCACGATGGGCTTTGGAGGCGGGGTTAGTTCATCCGTCTGGAACTCTATGCATCAAAAACATCACGCAACACCGCAGAAAGTAAAGCACGATATTGACTTGGATACAACACCTCTTGTCGCATTTTTCAATACCGCATTTGAGGATAATACAAACGGGAAAAAGGCATCGCGATTTATGAGCCGATGGTGGATGCGTCTTCAAGCCTGGACATTTTTACCGGTCGTAAATGGAATATTCGTTCATTTGTTTTGGAGTTATTATCTTCATCCAAGAAAGGTGTTTCATCGGTTGTGTTCCGCTAAAACGAGAGAAGTATATCTAGAGACAGCATTTGAGGCGATATGTATGTCGGCGTCGCATATCGTTATACCTATGATTTTTTCCATCTCCGGAGGGTATGGTTTGTTGTATTCCTATTTCCTCTTTATGGTCGCCAATTTCTGGAATTTCGTATATCTATTTGGTCACTTCTCGCTGTCACATACATACACAGGTGTCATTCCAGAAGATAAGCATCTTCTTTGGTTTGAATATGCGTTAGACCATACTGTGAATATATCAACCAAATCCGCGCTTGTTACATGGATTATGGGTTATCTAAATTTCCAAATCGAACATCACCTCTTTCCGTCGATGCCCCAGTACAAAAACGGTATTGCCGCGCCTTATGTTCGCAGATTTTGTGAGAAATGGTCAGCCGACCTTACATATGTCGAGCATTCTTATATAGAAGCATGGTGGTTGATGTTGTCCAATCTAAACCGGGTTGGAAAACATTATTATGAGAATGGTATTCAAGTGGCGGCGGCGGAACCCGAGGCGGAGGCGGAAGCGGAAGCGGAACTTCCAGTAGATCTATCTTCTGAAGAGCCAAATACCGAAAGTGATGCAGAACACTTACATATTGATTAGAACCCTGGCGTATCTACGAATACTGCCGGTGTGCTGCTACCGCCCTCACCACTACTAGCACTAATATTATCAAACTGATTCATTATAAACACCGCCAAAACTGCAGAAATACACACTATGATGGAATCGCGAACAAGGACCTTCACCGGTTTTTGATTATCTGAATCAACAAATCGCATCTCTATGAATTTCAATAAAAAATATATGACAGCAACGACTACGCCAATAATAACCAATTTTGCCGGGTTAAACATACTTCGGTTTCTTATGTATATAATTCTGAATAGACGTATATACATACAAATTCAATTATTTATTGATTTTATACGCGTTTTATAGATGTTTTATGTCTGAAACGCCATCATTACCGGTGGATAACAAACATACATAACACCACCAGCGATTGCTAAAAACGCAAACGAAAAAATGAAAATCAGTATATCGATGATGAATATATTATTGTACCATTTACTCTCTTCTTCGTTTTCTTCTTCACTCATGGATTATGTATATACAGATATGTGTATTATTTTTGACAAGTTATACACAAATGCCAGCCTAGTTTCTTCTCCAGCCCCTTAAATATATTATCCGGCATTTGTTCGAACCAATCTTCTTTTACATACCGATATTGTTTGTAATCCGGTATTTTATATGAGAAAATATGCTCTTGTTGAATTTGGATATTCCTAAACTCGCATAACATTTTATGAATTTGATCATTCGTATAGGTAAATGCAACTGGACAATTCGATTGCGCTTCAAATTGGTCTAATCCGCCATCAATCATCATTTTTTTCCATGAGTTTTCGGCATACACCATTATTTTAAGGACGCCGCCCGGTTTTAATAATTGCCGGCAATTGTCAATTATTTTTTGAGGATCTGGTGAATGATGGATTACGCCAAACGAATAAATCAAATCGAAATCGCTACCAACGCTAGACAATTCTTCAAGGTTTTGCGCGTCTATATTGAAAAAGGACCCCTTCAGTTGAAATACATCGAATCTCTTTTTTGTTAACTCAAGAGATGTATTCGATAACTCGATTCCTGTATATTCTGCACCATTTCGTGCAAAATTGACTGCGTCAGTTCCGATTCCACATCCGATTTCCAATACCTTTTTCCCGTTCCATTTATTGAATTCGGCGAAACCGGGAATATGCGACTCTACGAAATACTTACGTGTTTCGACCTCGTCAAAATACTCCTTCGTACCAACTTCACAAGAGGAGTGTTTTATATTACACGGTTGTTTGTTCCAATAATTTATAATTGGCTCCATTACAACAATACGAATTATAATGTTTGATTGTAAAAAATAATTATCAAGAAAACGAATTATTACGCTAATACTTCGATATCATCTAACAGAGGTGGCGCATTTAGTTCGTGTATATCATTCAGAGTGTGAATATCCATCGTGTCTAAACGAATATCACCGCCAATATTCAAACGTCCACTATTGTTGTCATCGTCGTCATCGGCGTCCGCATCGGCATCCGCGTCGCGTGTCATATACTCATTCTTTCTCTCGCTTGAATCCGTTTCAAACGTTCGCACCTCGTTCGCACCAAAGGATATACCGCCACTACTACTAGACGCGGAATAATCATCATTCCCCGCCGATGCAGACGCTGACACCGCACCATTTAATTCTCCAACAAAGTCAAGCTGGTCTATACTTGCATCCGCAGGGCGAGTGGCGTCATTTTCGTCATTTTCGTCAGTGATGCGGTCGCGATGGCGTCTTCGCCGTGTGCTTCCATGATGTGCTCGGCGCCGTGCTGAGAGATTAGCATCCTCTTCCGAGATAATAGGTTCTTGCTTAATCACCTCCTCGTTCTCGGTAACTTCAACCACGTCCTCGATCGTATCTTCTAAATACATCTTGATTAATTCCTCGACAGGAATGTTGTCGCGGATCGTATTATAAATACACTCCTTAACGATAATCTCAAATTCGCGGTTGTTGCGCTGAGTATGAAGGGGTTGAATGCCTCTCTCAAAAATATATACGTTCGAATATACCTTTCGGGCGGTGTTGACATAAATCTTATGAACGAAATCATTCAATTGCGGGATTTTAATATCCACCTTCTTTTGAGTGTTTCCAACACGCATAACCGTCATACACTTTAAATGAATGATATGAACACATGTAATCAAATCTTCTAAATACCCGCAGGTGCTGCGCTCTTTAATTCGAGTTGTTTCATCCTTAATGATGTTTGGGTTCCATTTGGGAACACGCGAGAGAAGATTCTGAAAAGTCATTAGATACTTATCCTGCTCTTTATTTCCAAGACAAAGCTTCACCGCTTCATCAAAAATAGACCGGATACCTTCTTGAACAAGGGGTGTCAATATATTAACCAGTCGTGATGCCCATTCATTTTTTGATTCATAGAGTGATGTTACAGAGTAGTCGTCCATCGCGGTTTCCGATAATGAATGAATTGGAACGTAAGGTATTACATAAATGAAATATTTTCTAAACTCAATTTACAACGAAATACGATGAAATGAAGAAAATACAACAGTAAAAGTTTTTCATTTCTAAATTCTTTCCGTACCTTGTCAAACATGATGAGTAGTTCATATCTTCGTATATCGATAATATCCGGATGAGTATGAATAAAATCGATGATATCTAAGCCACAGTATCCTTGTTCATATAATGACACAGATAAATCCAGTATTCTTTCATAATCTTTGCATGTCGGAACGGCGGTGGTGACTGTATTATCACTACTATCGGTGTTATTACCGCGTAGGTAACTTGGATGTATCTTTATTAAATCTTCTAGGGGTTGTTCTCTCGATTTGTTTATTTTATAAGTGTCGCATGATTTATCTGCGAGATAACTGTGTAGATTTATAAATCTTGATGGTTCATTCTCGTTAGCTGACGTAATCATCGGAGGGGGTATATAAATGTCGCAAAATCTAGAGAGAATCGGTTTCAATAGACTATCTTTGTTTTCTACGACAATAAAAAATCGTGTAGATGAGCTGAATAACTCGATACATCGGCGTAGTGCGGATTGCGCATCAATCGTAAGCTTATCTGCATTCGTCAAAATAACGGATTTGAATATCGCACCCTCTTTCATGTCTATGTTTGTCTTTGCGAAAAACTTTAATTCCTCGCGAATAAACCGAATGCCTTTACCGTGTGCGCAATTCGCGCGCATAACATAATTTTTCATAGCGGTTTTATCCCCATCATATACAGCGTGAATGAACCGGTTTAATATATACGTTTTTCCGGAACCATGAGGCCCATAAAATATAATGTTGGGTATTTTCCGATTTTTTATAAATACATCCAGTTTATTGTGAATATTTTTGTGTGTTTCTTCTAATTCAGGTAGGATGATAGATGTCATTATTATTATTCTGTAGTATGAGGTTGATAATAATGACAAGGTTTTGTTTAATTCCATTTCGTTCCGTTCCGCTAACGCTCCATTTCGTCCCGTCAAAAATCAATCGTTTGTTCATACGGCTTCACATTCGATAACTTCCCCGGCATATTGCTCTTACCGTCGTTGACGCTTCCGCCCGCCTCGCCATCCGTATAATAGTAGTTGGTAGTGTAATAATAGCTTGTTGGTTTCGATGCGCCATAAAACGGGGATTCCTCTTCATATCCTTGGCCGTTATACATTCCAAGATAGGCAGTCGCCGCTGGCGAACCGTCCTCATAATAGTAAGCATTATGACGATTGGTACGTTGATTTGCTCTTGGGTCGCTCGGGTCAATCCAGTTTCCAATACCGCGGATGATGTTGCCAGTAGCATCACGGATAGTACCAAATAAGCCCGGACTCTGTCCTTGCCGTTGTTGGCCTTGTCCCGGACGTCCGCTACCGTATCCACGGAAGTTGCGAGTGATGCCGCGGCGATAAATATCGTCTTCGTCAAGAGCGGACGAGCTTGAAGCCGACGCAATATCATCGTAGCTTGTGCGGGTTGAAGCGAGCAGGTTCTTTTCAATTTGTGTTCCATCTGGTAAATAAGTAGCCCAGCGCGTAACTTTCAGGCAGTCAGCATCAATACGACACGCGTCCGAACCGGTCTGGCCTGGATTATTACATTTCCACGGGCATTTACGCATAAGCAGAATGTTATTGCCATCAGCTGATTTGACAACGTTGCCGCTCGCATCCAAACGATAAATATTCTGGCAATTACCTTCGTTACTTGACAGCGTACTTGGTTCCGCGCATTTGCGCACATGTCCGTCGTCGCCATAACGCCAGTTGGCACCGTCATACCATGAATCAGGATGGCTCGCAATAAGGCGGTTACGGCGGGCAATCGCCACATCATATTTCAATTGTGCCTCGGTTTTTGCGGTCGTAGTTGTGGCAGCGCGAAGCGCCTTATACGCACTTTCATACTCCTTCTGTGCTTCGATCGCCCAGTTCATCTGGCGTTTCACATCGGAAATAAGAACGGACGACGCCGCCGATGTAACATAAGTAGTTCCATCACTCGCTGTGCCCGATGATGTTGGCGTTCCGGTGCTCACAGATGTCGAGAGGCGGGGTTCAATCGCAGGAAGATTATATTCACCTTGGTCAAGCACGCCGCCAAATGCTTCTAATGTTCCGCCGAGAGATGGAGCAGGGGTTCCCTTGTAAGTTCGAATTTTCGACTGCGTTAATGCTGTTTTTGTTGTAGGTGTCTGAAGACCCGCTATCGAAAGACGAATCGGCACATCTTTTGGTAACGCGCCTCCTACAGCAAATGTAACAACATTTTGCCCACCTCCATATGTAGTACCGGTTATATCAACTCCTGCATTAGATATTGTTGTTAATGTGCTTTGAAGTTGTGTGGTCGGGTTTGTCCACGTAAATGAAATGCCTAAGTCGACATTAGCGGTTCGGGTGACATACGGCACTTGAATAAGGAAAATATCGCCAGTTACCAAATCATTCGTTAGCATAATCGTCATCGAAAATGTGGTAGCAGTCGCCGTATAATTCGGAGATAATTGCGGGCTCTCCGTTGATATTTTACGGCACGTTATATATTCCGGCAATCCATCATAAGCGGTACTATCGAATATACGCAGTCGTTTCGTAGCGTCCGCCACCGGCCACAAATTTACGAAAACCAAAATAGGCGAAACACTCGCCGGTTCAGCACTGCTCGAGAGAGAGACATTCGCCATGTCGGTTACTGGCGCGGTAGCTGACGCCGACGCAGGGTTGATTTCGGTTGTCTTCCATTTCAATCCAGAAAGTTCTAATGCGTATTTTCCTGGTGCCATCGGGGTCGTTGTCTGAATCGTATAACTAATCACAAGATAACCAGCAGCCACACTCGCAACTAAACCACGGCTATTTTCTGCGGTGTCCAAATTCGCGCCAGTTCCGGTGGATGTTCCTGCAGTTGCGGGCAATGATCCGGTATACGCGCGCATTACGACCGACAGACCTGTTGCGGTTGTATTCTGAATATAGTAAGTCGGAACTTTAATCGTAATCACTTTTGCGGCGTTTACACCCGTTCCATCACCGGTTGCACCACGTAATTCTGCGGTGGTTGTGAAT